AAAATTGCAAAATATTACAATTTTAATAACAAAATTGCAAAATATTACAATTTTAATAACAAAATTGCAAAATATTAACATTCATATTAATATTTTGTTTCTTTATATAAATCACTTTATTTTCATTTTTTTCTTTTTACTGTTACTTTTGCTTTTGTTGGTTTTGCTTTTATTGGTTTTGCTTTTGTTGTTTTCTTTTTTAGATTTATTATACTTTTTTGTTTTCGTTTTAATTCTTTTATTTTTGCAGAAAAATCATCTATTTTATCTTTTAGTTTTTTCTTTTTTTCCTTATCGTCAATAGCCTTATATTCTTTTGCTAATTTTTTTGCTTTCAAATCCAAATTAAATATTTTGATAAGTAATGTATCTTCGTTATTATTTTTTTTATCTTTAATAGAATTTAATGTTACGGAATCAATTTTTTTTATACCATAATATCTTATTTGTCCTTTTTCAGCACATTCTGCCATATTACCACGTCGTGATTTTTTAGGAATATTTCCTATACCACAATATACATCATCCATTTTAATATATTATTATTTAATATATTTTTATTCTTTAATTTGAATTATATATTCTCCAATATAATTTATATCTTTATTCTTATTCATCTTATTCAATGAATATTCTTTGATAATTCGCAACCCCATATTAAATAATTCTTCTTTAAATGTATCCATATTAATAGAATATTGTTTTTCTTCTTTGTCTTCCTTCTTATTATTTTTAACAATTATTTCATGTGTTTCACTTTTTGGAATCCATATTTGATCTCCTTTGTTAATAACATCTGTATTTTTACTTTGTTCTATAATTTCTTCCTCATTATTTATAAAACAATATATATCTCCATATTTTATCAAATGTTGTTTAGCAAAATTAAATAACTCTTTCCGTGCAAATTCATTTTCAAATCCATATCGTAAACTTAAACGCATATCAATAATGTCAAATTTGTCTTTTATTTTTTTATTCAATATTTTAAATTTTTTATAATCAGCATTTTTAATTCCAATTCTTACTTTTCCATCTTTTATATCATAATAATTTTCATCAAAATTGTGAAATATTAATTCTTTTTTCCCCCTAACAATCTTTTTATTAATATATTTATAAAATATAACACGATCCATTATATAAATTATAATTTATATAATTTATATAAATTATAATTTAAATTGAAACTATGTTTTTTGATGTCGGAATTCTTTTTATTGTTACATGAGATGCAACATTCCATATAAAAAATAAATAAAATCCAAATAAAATAAAAATACATATAATAATAAAAAACATAATTGATGATTTTTTATTTTCATCTTCTTCTGTAAAATCTTCCTTTTTTGATTCATTAGATTCTTTTGTTTCTAATAATTCATTAAAAGTTTCTTCATTATCAAAATTAATCAAATTGCAAACATCCATTTTATATAATTGTTCAATAAATTATTTATTACTGGTTTTTAAGCTCTAACGAACACAATCCATATAACTTTCATAATCAATTATTTTGATTGATGGAAATATACATTTTCTTAAAAATCTAATATCTTTACAATCAATTCGTTTTTCCCTTATACTATAAATATCATCAATGATTGGATCTAAATTAGGAAATATATCAGTATGTTCTAATATTTTTACACCAATCTTATTAAAATATTCATTAATATATTCATTCCATATTTGATAAGGTAAAATATATGCTTTGTGCTCTTCTACACTTATATATAAATCTAATGAAACAACATTTTTTCCAGAAAATGTAGATTCCATGATTTCATTTAATTCTTCATTTGTTTTTCTTTTCAAAAATGCTGATATACCTTTTATTGAAGGTGCTTCATTACACATGAAAAACCAAACAGGAACTCCGTCACATTTGTTAAAATAATAATTAAATACCCAAAATAATCCTCTTATATATTCATGTATACACATTTTAATATTTTTATACCTTCCAAGTCTATTTTTGTAAAATATTGAATCTAAATCTTCTGGAATATCATCTTTCATAATTTGATACCTATCATCAACAATATCTAATTCAACTTTTCCTACTTCTGAAACATTCACATTTAACATTACTCTATATTTTCCTCGTTTTGTATCAAATTTAAATAATTCTTTATCATATTCCGTAATCATTCGTTTATTTTTTTTTAATGATTCAATTGGAATATTCATTGTAGCAACAATAGCATCAATATCACGATTATTTATTTTATCTGTTTTTTTTTTTAAACCAAATTTTAGTTCAATATTTTTTGTTTTTTTATATTTTTCTAAATGTATATGAATTATTTTTTTAAACAATTCATAATCATATTCTTTTTCTCCATTTTCTCCTTCAATATTATTAAATGCTATTATAAAATGTTTATTATCTGATGTATCATTATCATATAAATTCCATACTTTTTCAATTGTATTGTTTTTGATATTTTCAATAATATCATTTAATCTTCTCACATATTCATCAATATATGGAATAATAAAATTAACTTTCATTGATCGTTTTAAAAATTCATAATTTTTATAAACTGATTTCAAATAATTCTCTTGTAACAATTCTTCTTCAATTCTCAAATACCTTTCAAAAATTTTTCGTAATGAATTATAATTTATTTTTGTTCCATCTTTAATAATATAATCATTTTTATCTTCCAAATATGTTTTATATACTCTCAATATAATTGACACAAAATCTCTCTTTATTGACATATAATCAATTTTGGGTATAAAGTCATTTCCAAATAATGTAAATAAAAATATTACATCATTAATAATTTCTACTTCATTATCTTTGCTAAAATCAATATATTCAATAATACTTTGATGAACATTTCTAATATCAGTATATAAAAATTCTTCCTTGTTTTTGTAAACAATAATATACATCTTACTCTTCATCTTTATTTTACTCATTAACAACAATTCTAATATAAACAAATCTCCATCTGGACTTGAAATTACACAATTTTCATCAATGTTTCTTTTAACAAAATCATCAAATATTTTCTTTTCTCCTTCTCCATATTCATCAATACCTGATATTACAAATTCTTTCACATGATCAAATTTTAATTCTTTTATCTTGTTATAAATATTTTTCATAAATGTCTCATCTGATGTTATTTCATCCAAATGTAATCTATTTTCTTCAAATATTATTCTTTCTTGTGGCAATGTATGTTTATACTCATTGAATATTTTTTGTTTTAATCCTGATTCAATATATCTTAAATATCTTCTTTTTCGTTGTTCAAATACTTTTCCCATTTGTGGTATACCATCAAATGCAATGTATACATATTCAACTTCCTCAAAATTACAACTATTTATTAATATATCTTTTGTTATGTCAACAACAACATCAACAACAATATCTTGTATGTTTTCATTCCTGAATTTTTTAAAATCATTAACATCTTTGTATTTTTTCAATGTAAAATGTATTGATGTTGCCTTGTTTTTAACATATTCTGAAAATTCTTTTTTTCCTAAAATAATTTCATACAATATACTATTCATTGCATCTTCTACTAATGCTACAGCACTGTACACATTAGAATTAAAATCCATATAAAATGTCTTGATATGTTGCAACTTTTTTTCTAACTTTACAGCAACAGATATATTCTTTTCATCTAATGCTCTCAATCCCTCTATCCCCATATATTATTATATTATGATAATATCATAATATAATATTAACTATCACAACTAGAATATACTGATTTCATGTCAATTTGTGCTTTATTTACACCAATATCAATTTTACTTTCTAAATAGTCAATAATTTCTTTTACAGTATCTGAAAATATTTTTAATTTCATACATCCTCTTATAAATTCTGTTTTATTATCAAAAAACAATACAACACTTTCATATATTCCATAATTTACAATAAAATTTGTTGATATTATTTTAGCATTATTTATATCGTTTTCTAAATTTTCCATATCACGCACAATTTTTAACATTATTCCAAAATATTTCCCCAATTCTTCTAACAATTTTATATCTTTATCATCACCTAATCCCAACATCCAACTTATAACAAATGAACATCTACACAATGCCCCATATTTTTTATCTATAAATTCCATTAATTTATCTCTATCTATTCTTTTTAATTTTTTATATTTTGTCAATGTTTCAATATCATCAAATTTAAATGTAGTAACATCTGTTTTTTTTACTTTTTCTGTTCCTTCTAATTTTTCTTTATCGTTTATAAAAGATAATTGTGTTTTTGCATAAACAGTAACATGTTCATAAATATTTTTTAATGTAGCATCATCTGTCATATCTTCTTCCATTGAATCTAATCCTGTTGTTAAACAAAAATATACTTTTTCAATTAATGTTGATATATACGTTTTTATCTTTTCTTCCCCATATTTTTCATTGTAAAATGTTAAATTATCAAATATATCAACAATCAATGACAATACATCAATTCCAGATGCTACATAATATCCATGATGTGTTTTTATTCGATCATTCTTTTTTTTTTTAAATTGACCATTCAATATTGTTAATAACAAAATACTTGTCATATGATTATTTGTTGTAATGAAATGCAAAAATGTTTCATCTTTTTCCATCATTTCTGCAAATATACTTTTTGTTTTAATATATCTTAAAATTCCATCTTGATATCGTGAAATTCTACTCATTATATTAATCATAAAAAAAATATAATAATATAACTAAACGTAGTTATATTAAACATATTTACATTATGTAAATATGTTTAATGTTAATTTATTGTTTTTAATTTCTTGTTTAATAATTATATAATGGAAGAATTCCAACAAATAATAAATAATTGGACATATACAGAAAAACCAAATATACCATCATATACTCCTCATAAATCACGTATAACAGAATTATTGAACTATCGTGAAAATCTATACAAAAAAATAAGAACACAAAGTGACGTTATATTTGAATATAAAAATGAAATTGTAAGACCTAATAACAATAAATTTTTTGTTTTCAAATGTTCAGAACCAGAAAAAATTGATATGTTTTTAACATATATTCAATTTTATCTTATTAATAGTTTTTATCATACTCATCATTTATCAATTGGAATTGATTTAGAATTCAATAGGGATGATATGAATCCATCACATCGTAAAATTGCATTAATGCAACTTTCATTTTATCCACTTCGTAAATATAAATATATATTTATTATTGAACCAACAAATAAATATTTTACAGACAAGCAACTAGATATAATAATAAAATCTGTATATACTTCTCCAATAAACAAAATAACACATGGAAGTGATTCGTTAGATATTCCATATATTTTTGAAGATTTACTAAAAAAAGATAAAAAAAAACTGATGGATTATATAAATCATATATATGATACACGATTTATGTGCGAATATTATAAAATTAAAACAAAACATGAAAACAGAAAATGTTCTATTTATGATGCACTGTTATTTTTTAATGTTATAAGTAATGAGAAATATCAAGAATTAGATAAAAATTTTTTTAATATGGGTCCAATTCAAGATATAAACTGGAATGTTGCAAATATGGATTCATTCCGTACTAAATATTCTGCATGTGATGTATTGTTTTTAAAAGAATTAATTATTAATATTTTATCAAAACATGTTGAAGGAATTTCTGATCTTATTGAATGTGGACGTTATATTATATTTGAAAAATATGAAATTTTAAATTTGTATAACACAATAAAACCCAAATTAGATTCTATGAATATTTATTTTGTCAAAAACACAACAAACTCTATGATAAAATTATTTACAGAATTTATAAATAAACATAATGATGATTATCCGATTCTTCAAATTAACTTTTTCAAAACAGATGTAAAATATCTATTCAAATTTATATTTTATCATTTATTACTTAATACATTTAAAATTCAACAAACCAAAAAACTACCTTATGATAAAAAACTTAAAATTAATGAAATTTATGAACCATTACATACATTTGGATTTAACAAAATGATTGACATGTTAAATAAATTTACCGATGATGCTAGAATATTCCTAAATAAATAAAAAAACTTATATAATAATATAATGGATCCAAAAATAATACCACCACAAAAAAAAAAAATATGTAGCAAATATGCTAATAAAGATGTAAAAGATTATATTTATGAAATACATAAAAATTTTGCCAATAGCAATGTGTATTTACAATTGTTATTTAATTTAACACATCCTAATAAAACTCCCGATCCCTGCTATGGTTTTACATTTGATCGTACTGATGCTCAAAAAAAAATTAGATATGGAGATGATATTGAAGACTTTACTAATACATCAACCAATTATGATGTTATTACATTTTTAATCTTATCTGCTATTCTTATTTATTTTTGTATAAAAAAATAATTTATTGATTTTAAAAAATCAATAAATTAATTATTTTAGTAATAAATGAATTTCATGTGACGCACGGGTTATGGCTGTATATAAACATCTTCTACTGTCATCTTCATTTTCATTTTTAAATATATCTTCTACATCAATAAATACATTGTGATATGTTGATCCTTGACTTTTATGGCATGTTATTGCATACCCATAATTTATATCTGCAAATGTTTCCACAAATGTTTCATACCAACTTTTCATTAATGTTTTAATCATGTCTGCATACATAGCTTTTGAATATTTCTTTCTAAAATGTTTTAATAATTCTAATGATTTTTGTTTATCAATATCTAATTTTTCATCATCACAAACATATACAATGTATGTATTATCATTAATTTCCTTTTCTATTGAAAATTTTTTAACAATTAATTTCCAACAACTATATTCTCTTTTTGTTATTTCATTTATTTTTCCCACAATTACATTATATTTTTCAATAATTTCATTAAATAACTTTTTTGACTTTAAATTATTCATTTGATGTAGCTTAAAAATCATATGTTCTGCTTTTATTACAATTATTTGTTCTGATGTATACAATTTTTCTTCCATTAATTCTCCTTTCATTTTATAAAAATTATTTATGATTAATATATCTCCATTAGCATATTTATTATTTATTTCATTTTCTGCAATTAACTCATTTCTCAATATATTATTATATTCTGTAACACTTCTATTTGTCCATGCTAATACAATATCACACTTTTTGTCTTTCATATTATCAATACATTTATTAATCCATTGTTGTCTATCTTTATAAAAAAATATATTTCTTTTATTAATATATTTTTTAAATTCTGGATTTTCACCATTAATCCATAATCTTATTTCATTCCATAATCCTGTAATATATTTATTTTTACATCGTACAATCTTCTCCAATGTTATATTATTTGCAACTTTATTGAATATTATACTTTCTCTTTCATTTACAGGTGGTAATTGTGCCAAATCTCCACAAAATATTATTTTATTATAAGTTGTTATTTCTGATAATAATAATTCACACATTTTTTTTGATATCATAGAACATTCATCAATTATTATAACATTATATTTTTCCATTAACAATGATTTCCCATTTTTTATAAAATCAATGTCTCCATCATTTGTTATATCTGGCGTAAAATTCAATAATTTATGAATTGTAAAAAAATATACTTTTTCATCCATATTCGTTTTTTCAATATCATCTGAACATTCATAAAATTTTGTTTTCATCACATTTAACGCTTTATGTGTAGGTGCTGATATTCCTACCTTATTTAATAATTTACTTCTTATTAAAAAATAAATTAATCTGATAATTATTGTTGTTTTTCCTGATCCAGCATATCCATATAATCCAAAAACTTTATTATTACTATCTGATAAAAATTTAATCAATTCTTTTATTGCTTTTTTCTGCTCTTTTGTAAATGTATAACTTTCTATCGCTTTGTTTTCTATATCGTTTATTCCATCATACTTAAAATATTTTTTCATTAATTCCTTTAATTGTACATGTGTATCAATTATTTTGTCTAATCGTGATAATTGTATAATTGACATATTAAAATCTTTTAAATAATTATAATCCGAATAACCAATTGTTTCTACATTAATTATCCTATTCAACTCTTTTTCATAAACATTTACCTTTTCAAAATAATCCAATATACTCATGTATAATTATAATCATTTTTCTTCCTCATTTTTTAAATTAAGTTTTCAATTTTTATTTTTATTTATAAAAATAAAAATTATAAACTTT